ATCTCCAGGTAAACGGCGCACTGGTGGAGAAGCTGCGCAGTCTTGACCCGGTGAATAATAGGCGGTATGGATGGGCCGACGCAGGCGGCGCCCGCCTCTTTATGGACTGCTGCGGCGACTGCGTACAATACGCCAGCGACCGCCGGAAATGGCTTTTCTACGACGGCAAACGCTGGGATGCAGACGGGGAAAACGCCGTAAAGGAAAAGCTGAAAGAGCTATCCGACGCTCTGACCGTGTACGGGCTGCGGGATGTGGCCGACGATCGCCGCGCCGACTTCCTGAAATGGGCGGCAAAGTGGCAGCAGCTGAGGCAGCGGGAAACGATCCTGAAGGACGCCGCCAGCGTGCGCCCGGTCAAGTCTGACCGTTTCGACCGTGACCCGCTCATACTGAATGTGCAAAACGGAACTTTAGACCTAAAGACATTTAGCCTAAAGCCGCACAATTCCGGGGATATGCTTTCCCGCGTGGCTGCCGTGGCGTATGATCCGGCGGCGACCTCTCCCAGATGGGCGCAGTTTATCGAGGAAGTCACGAACGGCGACCAGGCTTTAGCGCAATACATCCAAAAGGCCGTGGGCTATGCTCTGACCGGCAGCACCTCGCAAGAATGTTTGTATATCCTTTTCGGGGCGTCGTCCCGGAACGGGAAAAGTACACTACTTGAAACCGTTGCGGCAATGCTGGGAGACTATGCGGCGACCGCAAACCCGGAAACATTCACAAAATCGGCCAGAACCAACGACAACGCGCCGAGCGAGGATATAGCGCGGCTTGCGGGCGTGCGCTTTGTGACCGTATCAGAGCCGCCGCGTGGTATGGAGCTGAACGCCTCACTTGTAAAGTCGCTGACAGGGCGCGACAGTATCAAGGCCCGGCGTCTGTATGAATCCTCTTTTGAGTACGTCCCGCAATTCAAGTTGTTTTTCAATTCAAACCACAGGCCCCGCGTGGACGACATGACCGTTTTTGAATCTGAGCGTATCAAGCTCATTCCTTTCAGCGTCCACTTTGGGCGGGACCGGCGCGACCCGTATTTGAAAGACACCCTGCAAGCGAAAGAAAACCTTTCGGGCGTGCTGAATTGGGCGCTGGAGGGGCTGAGGATGCTGCGCAAAGATGGTTTTTCAATGCCGCCCGCCGTGGTACAAGCTACCGAGGAATACCGGCGCAAGCAGGACAAGCTATTGCAATTTCTGGAGGAACGCACCGAGACCGGCGCAGGCTATGAAGTGCCGTTGATGGAGCTGCATAACGCTTTCGGGGAATGGTGCAGCGCGTCCGGCCTTGTTTCCGTCGGTGTACCCCGTTTTAGGGAGCTGCTGGACGAACGGCAGCTTATAACCAAGAAAAAGCGACCCGCCGGGACAGGCCGAGCCGGGAAAACTGCTATTTTCGTTTTGGGGCTGCGCCTTTTGCCTGCAAATTAGGGGGCGTGTGCTCCGTGTGCTTGTAAATCTATAAACCCCTATAGAAATTTTATAGGGGTTATATACAAAACAAGCACACCGAGCACACCACCCGAAAAAGGGCAGAACACGCCGCACAAAATTCCCTCAATTACGCGCGAGTAAAATTTGGGTATTGGCCCACACTGGGCCGGAAAGGATAACAGGACATGGACGAAAATATTAGACAACTGAAAGCCGCATACGAGACGGCAAAAAAGGAACACCGCGCCGCCTTTAGGCGTGCTACCTGGCTGGAGCGCCGTTTGTATGACGCTCCGACAGAGGCAGACTACCGCGCCATTTCTGCCGAGCTTGAGGCGCAGGAAGAAAAGCTAAAGCTATTGGGCGCCTCTGTTGCCAACCTCTGCGCCGCCTATGCTGCCGCTGACATTGCGCAGAGGCCAACCTGGTAAAACACGCCTGGGCGGGTGATCCTGGCAAGGGGGAGCTGTACCATGACTATAGACGAGCTGAACGATATGCGATTTTTACCGAAAGAGATACAGGGCATAGACGAGGATTTGACCAGGCTACACACCGCACCGCGCGCCGAATGGATGCGGACGCGGGAATATAAAGACGCCGTTTCTGAACTTTGTAGGCTACTACTCAAACGGCGCGACCGTTGCACCCGGCAGCTTGACCGGCTGCGTGCCTTTATCGACAGCATACCAGACCAGGAATTACAGCGGCTTTTTCGGCTGCGATATGAAAGGGGCTGCACATGGGAAGAAATTTCTACAAAGTCAGCATTTGGCGGCGGCTGCCTCTACTCAGAAGAAGCGGCGAAAAAGGCGTGCTACCGCTATTTACAAAAGGTGAATGAAAATGAACAAGAACAGTAAAATGGGCAGACCGCCGTTTTATGGAACGCCGGAAGAACTGCAAGCCGCGGTGAATCGCTATTTTGAAAGCTGCAAGGGCACCCCGGTTTTTGATGAAAACGGCCTGCCTGTAATGACGCGGGCAGGCACGCAAAAAATGACCGGGGAGACGCCGCCGACAATAACAGGGCTTTCCCGATTCCTGGGTTTTAAGGATCGGCACTGTTTTACCCGGCAGCGTGTCAGGGGCGCCGCCTTTAGTGAAGTGGTTGCAATCGCACGGCTGCGCGTGGAGGCATACACAGAGGCCCGGTTATTTGACCCGGACGCATACAAGGGCGCCGCCTTTATGCTGCGTACCTGTTTCGGCTGGGGCAAGGAAGAAGAACCGCCTGCCGCGTCTCCAGGCGTCCAGGTAGTTATTGAGGCACCCGCTCCAGATGCAGACCCGGCACCGGCGGCGGGTGATCTTTCCCCGCACACTTACACAAACATAGAGCTTTATAACTGACCAGGCGCGGCGGCGCTCAGAATGTACCACAGACCGCACAGGGCGGCCACAGGCGCACTCTCCAACGCCGCGCCTATTCTTTTACCCCGGCACGGTAAAAAGCCGCTACGGGGCGAATATGGGCTTTCTACGACTATTCTACGAGAAAGGGGCAGGCGCAAGCCGACGGGCGAGTATCAAATTAAACCTTTTTTGAAAAAGTGTCAAAAACCACTTGCACTTTCACCCTGGGCGTGGTATATTGATAGTATCAATTTATCCGAACGGATAAAACAACACCACACCACAACAGACAGAAAGGGGCAGACCATGAGAAAGGCTATCGTTTACGGCTATGCGCGTATATCGACCATGAAGCAGCACATTGAAAGGCAGATTGATAACATCCGGCAGGCATACCCGGACGCGGTTATCATCACAGAGGCGTACACCGGCACCAAAATTGACCGACCGGCTTTCTCCAAACTTCTCCAGCAGCTCCAGCCGGGGGATACCCTGGTATTTGATGAAGTCTCCAGAATGAGCCGCAATGCGGCAGAGGGCTTTGACCTTTACCGGGAACTGTACGAAAAAGGCGTGAACCTGGTTTTCTTGAAAGAGCCGCATATTAACAGCGCCGTTTACCGTGATCGGACACAGCGCCGTATTGAAGCAATGACGGCCAGCACCGGCAGCGCGGCGACAGATAAGTTTATCCAGGCTGTGATTGACGCACTGAACGCCTACAGCATGGATATAGTGCAGGAACAGATACAGCTTGCTTTCGACCAGGCAGAAAAAGAAGTTGAATACCTGCACAAGCGTACAAGCGAGGGCGTGCGCAAGGCGCAGGCCGCCGGAAAGAGGATCGGGCGCGCAGAGGGCAGCAGCGCCGGGGCGGGTTTCAAAGAGTACGCAAAGGCCACGGCCGCAAAAGAGGTTATCAAGAAGCACTGTAAAGACTTTGGCGGCACGCTCTCCGATATAGAGACGATGAAAATAGCCGGATGCGCACGGGGCAGCTATTACAAGTACAAGCGGGAGCTTAAAGCCGAAATTGACGCTTGACAACGGCGCACACAGCGGGTAAAATAACTTTAGGCTTTATAACTTTAGCCTAAAGTTATAAAGCCACAAAATCAATTTTGAAGTGTTGAGGGAGGAAAACACCATGAATGATGGAGTGAACTTTTCCAGGATGGCAGACGCCGCGCGGCAAATTGAAACGCTTGCGGGTATGCTTGCACACATGGCCGAAACCGGGGATGTGACCGAAACGCAGACAGAGGACACCGCCGTTATCATTGGCGACCTTGCTACAGAGCTGCGGCACTTGATCGAGACGGCGCAGACCGTGGCGCTCGATATTCCGGCCTAATACCGACACCGGCGGCACCTGGACAGGCTGCCGCCGGGTTTTTCTTTTTGCAAAAAGAAAAAGGCCGCCCGGAACCACCCGGACGGCCACACCACACCGCAACGGGGCGCACCGTGAACCGGCGCGTATTGCGGCGCAGATATTATATCATGCTGCCGCTGGTATCGCAAGGGCGTTGACAGGTCCCGCCGTGTGTGGTATCTTTAAGTAAAAGATTTTTAACCTAAAGTGCTACAGGCTTTAGGCTAAATTCTTACACCACACCACAACACACACAGAAAGGGGCGCAAACTATGGACCTGGAATTTTCCATTTCCCGCGAACTTGCCGACCGGCTTTTTTCCCTAAAGGCAGCGCAGGGCCGCGACGATCTGACCGCGAATGAATACGCGGCAGAGCTATTAAAAATGGCCGTGGGGCTGTTGGAAAGCGAGACAGCGGCAAAATGAAAACAATCACAATTTGCAATCAGAAAGGCGGCTGCGGAAAGACGGCAACGGCGGCAGCTATGGCCGCTGGTTTATCCCGCCGGGGCTATCATGTGCTTGCCGTGGACACAGACGGGCAGCATAGTTTAACTATGATCTGCGCGGCGCAGGCTTTACCGTGTACCCTCTCGGATGTGATAGCAGGCCGAAAGCACGCCGCCGACGCTATCCGGCCAACCTCACAGGGCTTTGATATTCTGCCGGGTGATCTCTCTTTGTCAGAGCTGCCGAAAGCGTACAAGCTGGACACGCTGCGGGGCATCCTGGAGGGGATCGCGTCGAGTTATGATTATTGCGTGATAGACACGCCGCCCGCGCTTTCGCTCCTCACGATGTCCGCACTTGTGGCGGCGTCTGCCGTCGTTATCCCGGCTATACCTGATGTGTTGAGCTTATACGGGATAGACCAGGCGGCAGAGACGCTTGACGCAATCCGGCCATATAACGCCGCTCTGAGCGTGGGCATATTGCTTACCCAGTACAGCGACCGCCGGAACATTGACCGCACCATGAAAGAGACCATAACCGAACGGGCGCAGGCAATGGGCGCGACCGTGTACCGGCAGACGATCCGCGCAGGCGTGGCCGTGCCAGAGGCGCACCTGATCCGGCAAGACATTTACACCACTGCCCCGCGTGCGGGCGTGACAGCAGACTATACCGCATTTATCGACGAGTTTTTGAAAGGGGTACACAATGGCTAAGAAAGATTTGAAAGCGGCAGCGGCTGGGGCGCTTGCCGATATGAAGCAGACACCGGCGCAGAGAATGGCACAGCACGCAGAGGCAGAACAGGCAAGCGAACCGGGGAAGAACGACAAGGCTTTTACTGTCTGGACGACGCCGGAAAATGTGCGCCGCTGGAAAGCGTACCAAAAAGCCAAAAAGGACACGCTGCCAACGCAGGCGGCTTTCATCGAAACCGCCGTGCGCGAGTATATGGAGGCGCACCCGGTAACGGATGAAGAAAAGGCCGAACTTCTCAAGACTTTAGAACTTTAGGCTTGATTTCTTTAGTTATTTAGGTTATACTTGTATTATCCTGGGTGGAAGTCTGCACGATGGAACAAAGTACGGCTGAGTGCTGCACCGGCAGAATGTAACGCGGCGGCAGGACGCAGGCGCACCACGAGGCACGGCGGCGGGAAGTACGGCGACCCACTACCCAGGGCGCTTACCAAACGAATTTGATATATAGCGGCTTAACTGGGCGGCGACTTGTGCAGTCTTGCGGATGTGATAAAGACACCGCGACCAACACACAAGCCGCCGTCACTTTCTATTCAAAACTTTAGCCTAAATAACTTTACATCTGTAAAACTTTATGCTATAGTATATATGTCCTGCATCCCTTGTTTCTCCTCTCCACCCATTTTGACAAAAGCCCTGGCGGTTAGTAGGCGGCCAGGGCTTTTGTTATGCCCTCAGAAAGCCCGTATTTGCCCCGTAACGGCGTTTTAACGGCTTGGGAGTATAAGAACCCTACCCGGCAAATAAAACGCGCTGGAGGGGGCGCAGGGGGCTTTTCTGGGGGTTTCTATGATACGCTCCAGAGTGGATAGGAGAAAATCAAAAAAAATTTCTCTTTTTCGGCAGCTCGCGCGCGCACGCGCGTTTCTTTCCTTTCTAAAGATATTTCTTATATTTCTTAATTATATAATAAGGTATCCCGGTTTTATCGGTAACATTTAGTGCGGCTATCGGTAACATTTAGTGCATTGAACGGTAACATTTAGTGCGGCTATCGGTAACATTTAGTGCGGAGCCGACGCAGGGCAGCACAGACCGACGGAAACCGACAGAAAAAGCTATGGTAACGGGTAGTGCGGGAATGGTAACACTATTGACAGCCTTGTTACCATATGATATTATTTCTGTGAGGTGATCCGGCTATGATGGAAGAAACAAAGTATTTGGAACTCAGAAACGCCCAAGTCGTAAAATCGAACGAGCTAATACAAAAAAGCCGGTTTAATCTGTCCTTGCAACAGCAGAAAATTATTTTGTATCTGATCTCACAGATAGAGCCGAATGATGAAGATTTCAAGACCTACGAATTTTCGATTACAGAGTTTTGCCGCGTCTGCGGTATTTCACTGGACAGCGGGAAGAACTACTCTGACTTAAAAGCGGCCGTAAAATCTATTGCAGATAAAAGCCTTTGGGTAACGCTTGCCAATGGTGACGAATCACTATTGCGCTGGATCGAAAAGGCCAAAATCACGGCAGGCGGGGGAACTATCCAAATCAGGCTTGACGATGATATGAAACCTTTTCTTTTGCAGCTCAAAGAGAACTTTACGAAATACGAGCTGGTTTACACCTTGCATTTCAAGTCAAAATACACGATAAGACTTTATGAGCTGGTTAAATCCATCCATTACCACGAATTGCAAGAGTACAAGCGCCGGTATAGCGTCGATGATCTGCGCCGCCTGCTGGGGGCTGAAACCTACCCGGACTATAAGAATTTCAAGCAGCGTGTTTTGACGCCTGCAATAGCAGAGATTAACGAGTACAGCGACAAAACACTTATGATGGAAGAAGTGCGAAAAGGCCGAAAGATTGTATACATTGAGTTTACCATAGGCTCAAAAGATAGCCTTGAAACGCTGCGCATACGGGACGGGATCGACAAAGAAATGGGGATGCTACCAGGGCAGACCTCACTATGGGACGAGCTGAAAGAAAAAGGCTATGCTTGACCTGGGGGCCGAATGGCGCACTTCTATACCTGGTGAGCGCCCGAACGCTTTTTCTTTCCCGGCGACCGGCGCCGATTTCCCGAAAGGGCGCACTTACTCACCACCGCAAAGCGGCGGCAGGCGTGCGGCGAAAGTTTCAAATTAAACGACCGAATAAAACAACACAACCCCGACACGGCAAAAGCCGCGCCGGGGTTTTCGTTTTTGGCACTACTGGAACACAGGTTTATTTTGATACTTCTTTTTCGGCTTGTAAATCGGCCTTGAATTGATCCATTGCGGTAACGGCCAGGTAAAGCAAAGCGCCGGACAGAGGTATATCCGTCCCGTATAGACCGGCGGCAGGCCGTCCCGTGTTCATATCAAGAGAAATAACAGTATCGGGGAACGATTCTGCGTATTTGTGCAACGCATAAAGCAAGCTGCCTTTTCCGTGCCTTTCATAGTCCACCAGGAGCCGCGACACATCCCCGGCGGCTGTAGCATACGCGACGCCGTTGTTTTTCTCCAAGACCTGGAGGGCGGCGTCTGATAGACCCGTGCGGGCGGCAATGGCCGCGCCGTCTATGGCCGTGTATGGGGACCGGCCTAAAATGTAGTCGCATGAAACGCCGTAAAGCTGGGCAAGGGCGGCAATGTGCTTTCCTTTCAGCTCGACCGGCTGCCGCTTTTGGCTGCCGTTTTTCGTGTATTGGCCTATTTCCCAGGCGCTATAGGATGTGTAATTCACGCCGATTTTCGCCGCCACTTCTTTTTGAGAAAAGCCGTGCGCCGTCCTCAATTCAATAAGCCGCTTGCCGGTTTCGTTGACAGGGGACAGGCTGCCGCCGTCGGTTTTAATATCGTGTTTACCATTTATTTTCACCGTGAAACACCCCTTTAATATGGCGCATAATATCGCCTAAACCCATTTACTTACCATCGGTATTTTAGTACAATATCGCTGTGAGGTCAAGCGTTTGACCGTAAAAATTTATAAAAGACAAAGGAGAATCACGAAATGGATCTGAACATGGAGCTTGTGAAGGCCGTGCGCGAGGCGCAGGCCGCCACTGAAAAGGCCGCAACCGCCTTTTCGGAAACTTCTCAGCGGTACGAGCTGACCCAGGACGGAAAAACGCGGGAGGCCGCCCGGTTTTATGGCGCTGCCAGGACAACGGCAGAGACCGCGAAAGTGCGGGGGCTGGAGGCTATCGCCGCAAAATGCGCGGAGCTTGACACCCAGGAGCAGGCGGCGGCGGTCAAGCGGGCGACCGATACGGAGTATCTGAACCGCCTGGAAATGAAACTGCGTATCTTTGGAGGGCTTGACGCAAAGGCGCAGGCAGACGCAGACCTGAGAATTTTCTTTGCTGAGTTTGAGAATGACCCGCTTGCGGCTGCGGCTATCAGCGCCGCCCTGGGTGATCCTATGCGGGCCGTGAACATCCTACCGGCCAACAACACCGGCAAGCGGCAGGAGCATTTGCGCGGGGCTGTGCAGGCGGCTTTTGAATCGGCCATGAACAAGGCAGGCGCGGAAGTGATCGACGAACACGACCTTTCGACCACCGCTATTTTCGGGCGCAAGTCTGAACTTGACGCTTTCGTTCAATACTGCACCGCGCAGAACGCCGATTTCTCGCTGGACGATCTTTCTATCTGGGAGCGAATCCGGGGCGAACAGACCGCCCAGGGCAAAGACGCGGCCTCTTTTAATTGGCAGTTTAAGGGCGTCAGGGAGCACTAACGAAAAGGAGCTGCAAGAATGGGAGCAGGAGATAATAGGCTGTTGCAGGCTGCGCTTGACCTGGCCGCTCTCAATATTTTTGTTTTCCCGTTGAAGCCGGGGCGCAAGTCCCCGGCTTTCACGGGATGGCAGGCCAACAGCACAACAGACGCAGAGACAATTACTCGCTGGTGGACACAGAACCCGACCTATAATATCGGGATCGACACCGGCAAAAGCGGCTTGACCGTGATTGACTACGACGCCGCAAACGATAAGCCGGGGCTGTTGGTCCGTGAACAGTGGCGGCAGGCTCACACCATGCCGGACACCTGGACAGCACGCACACCCCGCGGCGGCGTCCATGAATACTACCGGGGGCAGGGGCAGACAAAAACCGGCCTTTATGACGGCGTGGATGTGCGCGCCGCTGGGGGGCTTGTGGCTGCGCCGCCGTCTGTGTTTGACGGCTTGGCGTACACCTGGGAAAAGCCGCCGCTGCTGTACCCGCTTGCGGACGCTGACAGCGCCGTTTATACCTTTCTTTCCCCGGTCCCGGAGGGCTTTGACCGGCAGAAAAGAACCCCGTACACCGTGCCGGAGACGATACCAGAGGGCGGGCGAACATCCGCGCTCGTGGCTCTTGCTGGTAGTCTGATGGGTAAAGGGCTTTCCCCGGAGGCGGCAGAGGCGGCGATACGGGAAGAAAACGAGCTGCGCTGTGTTCCACCGTTGACCGATGACGAACTGGAGCGCACGGTATTCCCGGCGCTGCACCGTGAAAAATGGCAGATAACTACCGCGCCGTATATGCACGATCTCCAGGTAAACGGCGCACTGGTGGAGAAGCTGCGCAGTCTTGACCCGGTGAATAATAGGCGGTATGGATGGGCCGACGCAGGCGGCGCCCGCCTCTTT